GTTTGTAAACATTGTGACAATCAAGATAGAATGGAAACCATTTTTTTAACGCAAGATGAATTTAATCAATGTGATTGTGAACAATGCGAACAAATCAAAAAAGAGGTGAATAAATGAAAACATATACAGTTGAGAAGAAAGAAAATATTGTTAAATATGAGATCAAAATTATTTGGAACAATGGCAAAGAAGAAATACGCCCTGATGTTCCTTTTTGTAAGTCTTTGGAATATTGGTTAGACGCAATAGAAGAAGAAGAAAGAGAGCAATAAATGAAATATAAATACGATCATCTCATAAAGTTATTAATTGAGTATCATAAATGGCCACAAGTTCCACTTTATAGAGGTAAATATGTACTTAATTAATCTTAAACAAGAAATCATTAGTGAGGATATGCCACTCACTGATATTCAAAAGATGTTTAAAGGGATGCAAGACGAGGAATTAAGAAACCTGGTTATATGCCTAAATAAACACCACGCTGAACAATTCATCAAAGAGCGAATTGTAATTAAAGGCGGTAAGAAATAAAGTTATTGTAAAGCTCTTTCAATAGGGCTTTACACTAGCTTTATGCTAGTAGAAAGAGAGTCTAAGATGACTAAACCAATAATATCATTTGATGATATAGAACTAACCCCCGTTCAAGTTCAAAAAACTAAATGGGATAGAAAGAACGAGAAATCTGTTGATCTCAAAACGCCTATTATTAATAGATCAAAAACAACAGAAACAACCTGTTATGACCTTGTTGATTTCATTGAAACTATTAGATTTCATTTGAATGACAAAGTAGATATCTCATGGAGAGATGAGGATTATCTAGAAGTTAAAATGAAAGTTAGGCATAGTTTTTAATGGATATCTTAGTTATAAACAGGCTTAAAGCCTTACGAGATACTTTTCAAAGGGTATTTAGTTGGAATGAATTTAGAGACAACATTCATAACGCATGGGAAGAAGCCACTTCCTATGGAGAGGATGGTCAATATTTTCATTTATCACACATTGAAAGTATCGGGAATCCTAGTCTTGATATTGACAACAATATTGCTTCCGTATCTTTTAAAGATAAGGGAAGTGGGCGAACAGTCAAAGTATCATTTCAATTTTACAAGGAAGGTGAACAATGAAAATGCGAACAAACGGGGAATACTACGCCCTAATTCAATTCATTGGTCGTGATGTAAAAGTTGAAGTGAAACAAATTAAAAATCATAAAGACATCAACGGAACGCAAGGTACTTGGTGGATTGGTAAAATTGATGATAAACAAATCATCAATGAATTAAGCCATACATCCATTAAACGCAAGACAAAAGCCGAGTGCATCAAAGAATTAACCGATATTCTTTGTGATGCTTATTTGAGATCAGCTTCAAAAGAACTTAAAAGGGCTTTTGGAAGTGATTGAAAAAATATTAATGATCTCATATTACGTTGTTTGTATCTTGTTTTTGTTAGGCGTAATATATTCTTATATCAAATAATCTCTAAGGGCTAGTTTATCTGGCCCTTATTTACTCCACTCAATAGAAAAGGATTGGTCACCATTGGTCAGAGTGATTCTATCTTTACTATCTCCATACATGGTACTAGCGGAACGTGACGCTAACCACTGTGTTTGTTTTTGGAGTATCTCTAATCCTTTAATGGTAGACATATTGAGTTTGGTGTCGTTCTTCACAGATTCTTTTAAGTCGTCTAATAGTTTGTTGTATTCAGAAACTTTAAAATCCGCTCCAGCGTGTCGGGCTTGTTCATAGGCTAGTTTTAATTTGTCATCATTAAAGACATGGGTATAAAAATTACTCCACGTTAACTTACATTTCTTTACTGCATCTGTTGGGTTAATGCCTTGGCTAATTAAGGTGAACACCTGATCAATTAAAGTTTTGGTGTACTTGACGGGCCTACCCGCTTTTTTAGTGGAGGGTTGTATTTGTTTGGTTGACATCTGTAAACTCTATATCGTGTTCCTTGGATAGCTGATCAACAAAGTCTAACGCATCATCTTTATAACTAAAATTACCTACGCTAATAATAATGCTATAGGTGTTATCGTGATTTTGCAGCAACAAAAATCGTTGACGTACTAACATATCGTCTAACAATTTGTCTTTGTTTTTCATAATTATCCAATCTTGAGATATAACTCTTTATTAATTTATTTATCTTTCTTTTATTATTTTGTAGAAACTTGTATTTTTTCAAGACATAAGACGGAACTAATCCCGCCATTTGACAAATGAATTGAAAGTCTCGGTTATGTTTTTTTAACCATTGACGAGCATCTTTTTTATCTTGCTCTGTGCCAAATCTATTGTTGTAAAATGGGTGTGTTGTAATCCCTAATGCGTCAAGGATTAACTGAGTGAGAATCTCGATGTAAAGTCGTTGTACCATTTATACATACGAATCCC